GAGCGCGCTCTTTAAGATCGCTTGGAGCCTCTGACCATAGGAGGCGGCCAAGCTCTGATCTCGTCAAAGCACCTGCTCTTGCCTCTGCCTCTTCACGCTCGGAAGGTGAGAGCGCCTTGAGGGTGAAGGTGGTAGCGTTACCAATATCACCAAGCGCGCTGAGGTCAGCTGATTCAAGATAAGCTGAGCGCTCCTCTTCAGTTGCTGAGATCTCTGAGTCGCAGGTGATGACCACTTCAATGGTCTGATCAGATGAGGTGAGGAATGAGAGAGCCATTTTAGATACCTAAGCCGAGCCTAAAGGGTGAGTTGGCCGCGTTGGTCTCTACCACATCACCACCAAACCGGCTCTGTGAATAGGTGAGTTGTTGCCTCACAATATCGTTACCGCTTACGTCATAGACGTTAGGATCAACAGTGAGAGCAGCTGCAGGCAACATGATTGCACAGCCGAGGCCATCACCCTGAGGTCCAGTGCCTACAAGAATCTGTCGAACTGTGCGGTTGAAGAAGTCATCCTTGATAGTGGTGTTCACTGTGCTGAGTGTCAAGCTGAGCTCAACCACAACGTCACTGATCTCCATGTCACTCATAGCTAAGATACTATTCGAGTGACCCATAGGAGTGAGCGTGTTGGTGAGCGTCAAGCTGAAGTCTTCAGCATCGAGCGCCAAACGTCCGAGGGTGTCACCGGTGGTGGCGTTGGTGAGTGAGGTGGGTGAGGTCGATGACGCGACCACATAAGCACCACGGAAGAAGGCAGGAGCCCCGCTATTGTAGGCGGGCTCAATCGGTCCGACTGCGTTACCATGATCATCTTGAATGAGCGCCGCTTGATAAGTGAGCTCAGCCATGAGACGGCCATTATCAAGAGTAATATTCATACTCTCTAACACACAACCATAAGCAAATGAGCGGAAGTTAACACCATCAATGCGGAAGCTTAGAGAGTGCTCTCTATCACCTGTGGCAGTGCGCCCTGGCAGATACCAAGTTTGAAGACCTCTCACTGATGTATATCCACTCGCTGAGAAAGCAGGTGAGATGGTGACATCACTTGAAGCGTCTGCATCATCAGTAATCGCTGAATATTCAGCGCGACCATTGAGCGAGGTGCTGATAAGGGTCCCTACATCAGCAGAGGTGGGCGCGGTGGGCGCTGATGATGGGGTGTATGTGTTCGCGTCTACCGCTGTGACTGTATCAGATAGCACACTAGGCAACTGAGTCTTAAGGCCAGCGCCGAGGAGATAACCAAGATAGTTGGCGGCGTAAGTATCAGCCGAAGTTCCCACGGTGGTGAGGTCCACTCGACAGACAACTTGGCCGGTTCGCCGACGAACGCGAGAGCCACCTGACCAGACTGTGTCAGGCTCAGCTGGTAAGACATAATTGCCATCACGAGCGTCAAGACGCTCACTGACCACGGGCTCACCAGGGATGATGATAGGGTCACGCTCGCAAGGGATTGAGACATAGGTGAGACCTGAGTTATCAGGTAGACCTGTAGAAGCGCTGAGTGAGCCAAATGAGCTTTCGACAGCGACCGATAGAGAGCGATGAGTTACCGCCATGTTAAGCCTCCAAGTAGAGAAGAGTGAAGGGAATGCTCAGAATATAAATACCCTGCTCACCAATGTTGAGAGGTTCAAAGGTTGGTGGTTCTGGAATCACCGAGACGATGCCCGTGGTGGCTAGTGAATAATCAGGGCCTTTGAGGGTGACCATCAAATACTCTGCATCTTCAGCCATGAGCCTAAATAGATAGGTCATATCTTGAGGGATATCATAACGAACTCTGAGGTTGATGGTCGCTCGGCGTCTACCGCTCAGACCAGCTGCACCATCATCACTAGGCATCTCAGCTAGATTCAGAACGAAGTAGCGCTGAGAGTTGTAGCGCTCCTCAAGAGGTGTGGTGAGACCGTTGGCGCGTGAGTGAGCGACGAAGCCATGATGAAGGTCAGTCTTTGGCGTGGTTGCCTCTAGCTGATCCTCGAGATATGCGAGCGCTGAGAAGATGCCTTGGGTCATTTGAGCTTTCTCCTAATGTCAAACTCAATGGCCCTGACGATAACATCGATATCATCTTCACCTAGTCCTAGAAACTCTCTAGTCTCATTCACTGCATAGCCATACTGAGCGTGTTTTGTAAGACCTATGACGATCTGTTTAGCGGTCGCATCTTTGACGACAAGGTTGTTCATCATGTTACCTGATAAGACTAGATCTACCTCAGCGCTATCATCAGCCGCGCCACGCCTCCGGCTCTCCTTCTTATACTGTCGATAACCACCCTCATAGAAGACACCATCACCGGTCTTTGTTGGGCGTCCACCTTTGGGCGCTAGTCGAGCGCCACGCTTGGCGACATACAGGGGATTCTCTGAATATCCTTTGAATGATTGACCATCAGCGTCTAGGCCCTTCGATGTTCTAAGCTTGATCATCGCTACAATGTTGGCGGCTAATCCTGCGGCATCTTTGTCACTCCATAAAGAAGTGGGTAGGTTTAAAATCGCTCTGCTAGCCATCAGTGCTTCATCCCTCTCACCGGAGTAAAGAAGGCATCAGCCTCGCTCTTATTGTATGAGCGCCATGATGCTCTGAAGTCTCGATCACTACCGCCTACTCTGCGGAGGTTCTCCTCACCCTCATCAACTACACCGTCACCATCTAAGTCTAGGGTGATTGACCTCAACGCTATATCGAGGAGCTCCTTGCATCTGGCTCGCATCTGATCAGCTGCGTCAAACTGCATATTCATCTCATAGACGCTAGCGGCGGCGCAGTATGCATGAGCGCGCTTGAAGCTCTGCTGATTGAAGACCTCATCCTCAGTCACACCATCAGCTATCACATGATCTCTGATGACTAAGACGATCTCATCTAGCGCCGCTTCAATCTGAGGTGTGAAGTCACTCTGTCGACGTGGGACCATATCAGCGAGGTTGGCGAACTGAGCCACCAACTCATCATGATCTAGGCCAGTGTCAAACGGTCGAGGGGTAACCTTTAGTAGACCAGTCTCTACATGATTCCCGCCAACAAGGTCAGCATATTTGATGGTGTATGGATAGACCCCACTAGTGTCTAGCTTAGACGCTAATATATCCACATAGCTCATCGCAAAGTTAAGAGTGGCCGCTGTGGTCAAGTCAAGCTCTCGTGGTAATGGCTCGGCCAATACTGCTGTCGTACCACCTAGACGAGTCACCTTAACGGCGTAATAGGTGTCACGAGTGGTCTTAAGAAAAGCTCTGACCTCATCACGCTCAAGAGCAACACTCACCGCAGAGCTTAGAGTGAGAGTGCGCCGATCATTGGCCACACTCGTAACGGTCGCATCAGTCCTTGATTGGGTGAAGAGCTCATCAGTTAGTGGAGCGCTGAAGCCAACGGTGAGAGTTGGGAATCCGCTATACGGTTGAGGGGGTTGCCACACGAAGTGATAGACCTGGCCTTTGACTGCTTTTCTCATGACTTCGCTCCTGCATTGGCTTTGCTGATATTCTTAGATGTCGCTTTAGTGAGGTCAGCTGCCTCAATGAATCCCTCAGTCACAGGGCTCCAAGAGTGTCGACAGTTGTAGCCACCACAGCTGATCTTAACCGGCTTGCCTTGATTATTGTTGAGCTTGCTCATCTGCTTCTCATCGACCACGAGATTGATGAGCGCTCGACAAAAGGGTCGAGTGATTCCATCTCTTGGACCGGTATAAAGGTAGTGATCAAGGCCAGCGTCTGCAGCTGCTACCGCCGTCACTGATCGCCCATACTCTGAGATCTGCGTCTTGATCTCTGTGAGTTGTCGGCCCTCTGCTCTCTCTAGTTGAGTCTCTAAGTCACTCTTGATGATCTCAACAGGTATTGCCAATGTCATCGACCGAAGAGCGCCTTTAACTGCTCTAGTCATATCAGGCATCAGCACATCTTCAAACACTGCTGATGAGGCTTGTGCTTGGATCAGGTCAAGTTGAGGCATAGCCTGAGGAGATAGGTCAGTACCAATCACCTCAAGCGATCTCTCAACGCTTGCTCTGATTTTATCAGTGGACTCAATAAAGTCATCGACCGCAAGGCCGAGCCCACCCCTCAAGATGAGGTCCATGATTTGCTCATCAGTGAAGCTCATCATAAGGGCAGGATCATTGCTAGTGGCCACCATGGTCATGAGGTCCACTAGACTTTTACGCGTCCTCTTCAGTGCGAGGATGAAACCGCGCTCGGCCTCGACCTCTGTTCTGAGCTGATCGCGTCTAGCTCTAATGAGACTAGCCACCGGACCACGCTCGCCCTTAACCTGTCGTGTCAGGTCATCTATGGCGAGTTGATCCGCATCTTCTGAGAGATGTATATGGCGAGTCTCAAGCATCTACTCAAACTCAGTTTACAACGCTCGTAATGATGCGTCCAAGAGTCCCATCGATGCTCTTAAACTCGTGAACCTCCTCAGCATAAACATAACGCCGAGTTCGATCCAAAGAGTCATACTGACCAGCGATCATGCCACCAAACTCTAAGTTGATAGCCGCTGTAGGCATGCCCTTGACGTTGCCGCTCTTTTGAACGATTGCATCAGAGCCTTTAAGAATACCCATAAAGAGCGCGTCATCAGTCCAGATGTAGGACTCTGAAGCGGTAGCACCAGGGACCGCAGTATCGCGACGAGCCGCGCCAACGTAAATGTTGGGGATGCCGAGCACATCACGCAGAATCTGAATCACTGATTGGTTGTTGAGGATGCGTGACCCTGCAGCTACTCCAACAGTGCTAGCCCCACCTACCTCAAGATACCCACGGACCTCAGGGTTCTTGGCGAGAGTGCGGAAGACCTTATGGCCGAGCACAAGAGTATCTGGAGCGATACCATGAGCCGCTTCAAATACTGTGTTACGCAGGTCATAGAGATCACTGAGAGGAGTAGAACCAACATCATCAAACTCACCGCCAAACTCGTTGGCCGCCGTGTCGTTGTTGAAGTTAGATGTACCGAAGAGGAGATCAGCGGCGCGCTTCTCTTTTGCGAGCTTCATGACGCGCGCTACCTTCTTGGCGATGCGCGCTTCTTCGCTCCCTGGATATTGAGAGTCAAAGATATCCTCCATGGCGATGCTGTCAGCAGCTGCGTAGATCTTCGCCTTGAAGGTGGTGCTTGATCGATCAAAGCCGCCAATGGTAGCGCGTGATGATCCAGGAGCGCGCTCAAGGTCGAGGCCAGCGCCTGCGCCCATGAAGTTACGTGTCTCCTCAAGGAGAATGGTCCCTGATCGCTCAGGAACTTTGATGGTCTCAAAGATCTCATCAGCGATGAGTTGGTTATCAGATGGGACCGCCTCAACGACGAGGTTGGTTAGAATCTGATCGACTGGATGTAAATTACTGTATGAACTAGCCATGTTTAACTACTCCTTAAGATGCAGTGATAGCTACAGGACCCGTGAAGATCACATTGATTTGATCACCACTTGATGCTGAGACTTGGTTGATGTTCGGAAGCATACGCGCCACGGCGTAGCTACCTGCGGCCTCATCAAAGGCCACAAGCTTCCCGTCTGCGGTAGCCATGAGAAGATTCATGGTCGCTGGTGTTATAGCACCACCTGCAATGGCTCGTGACTTGCCGAGCACCAAGACCTCAACAGAATCACCTGCTGAACAAGCGCGCTGAGCGATGCCGACACAGTTAGTCTCATCTTCTGAGGCCGTTACCTGAATCTTTCCGGTAGCCAAAACAGAGACAAGAGCATACTCAGTGATAGCTGAGTTAGCGACGAATGATACAATATTATCAGTATTGGCCATGATTAAACTCCTAATGCCTTAGAATAGTAGTCAGGGTATTC